GTGGATGAGTTGCTTAAGAAAGTCGAAGACAATTTTAAGTGGAGACCCGTCCACCCAAAAGAACCAATCGAATCAATCATGTATCGCGCTGGTCAAGCCAGCGTGGTAGAATATATAAGAAACTTATTAGAGGAAGAAAACTAATGTGTATACCAGGCTTATTTGGTGGCCAAAAAACACCTTCAGCACCACCACGAATGGACCCAGCGCCAACTCAAAAGGCGGCTGCCGCACCATCCGTACTACCTGATCCTGAAAAGTTAGATGATGATGATACAGAAGCTAATAAAATTAAAACGAAAAGAAAAGCTCTTGAAGTTCAAAGAACTCAGAGTGGTGTGAAACAGTTTGGAGCTATCAACCCAGGTACTGCACCAACAGCACCACCTCAAGGCATTACACCTCCTAGTTAGATATGAAAGCACGTGACAGATACACACAACTATCCAATGGTAGAACACAGTTCCTTGATACCGCTGTTGAGTGTTCTAGATTAACGCTGCCTTATTTAGTACAAGAGGATTTAAGTTCACGTCCTACACATCAAAAATTAGTTACACCTTGGCAGTCAGTTGGCTCTAAGTCAGTAGTTAATTTAGCAGCAAAGCTAATGCTAGCATTACTGCCACCTCAAACCTCCTTCTTTAAGTTGCAGGTTAGAGATGATAAACTTGGTGTAGAGTTTCCCCGGGAAATTAAAAGTGAATTAGATTTATCCTTTGCTAAAATGGAGAGGATGGTTATGGATTATATCAATGCCTCTAGTGATAGAGTTGTAGTCCATCAGGCACTCAAACATTTGATTGTCTCTGGAAACGCATTGATATTTATGGGTAAAGAAGGTCTTAAAAACTATCCCCTCAATCGTTACGTAGTTAATCGTGATGGTAACGGGAACGTATGTGAGATCGTAACAAAGGAACTAATAAGTCGAAGGATTCTAGGTCAAGATCTGCCTGAACTCCTAATGCCTGAGTCAGTAGTTAACTCTCCTGGTTCTGATGGGTACAAGACAGGATCTGATGATCATGACGTTGAGGTATACACCTACGTCCGACTCGATGATAACGGTAGATGGGTATGGCATCAGGAAGCATTCGATAAGATATTACCTAATAGTCGCAGCACTGCTCCAAAGAATACTTCTCCCTGGTTAGTATTAAGATTTAATACTGTAGACGGAGAGGATTATGGTAGAGGTAGGGTTGAGGAATTCCTTGGGGATATAAGATCCCTCGAAGGACTCTCTCAGGCCCTCGTAGAAGGCTCTGCAGCAGCTAGTAAAGTAATCTTCCTAGTATCGCCCTCATCAACAACAAAACCAAAGACTATAGCCGATGCTGGTAACGGTGCCATCGTTCAGGGTAGACCTGATGATGTTGGTGTTATACAGGTTGGTAAGACAGCTGACTTTAGAACAGCAGCTGAGCAAATGCAAACTTTAGAACGTAGAATCAATGAAGCGTTCTTAGTATTGCAGGTTAGACAAAGTGAGAGAACAACTGCAGAAGAGGTACGCCTCACGCAGATGGAATTGGAACAACAGCTTGGAGGTTTATTCTCTTTGCTCACAGTTGAATTCTTAATCCCTTATCTTAATAGAACATTACATATCCTTCAACGTAATAAGGAGATCCCTAAGATCCCTAAAGATGTGGTACGTCCACAGATTATTGCAGGTGTTAATGCTTTAGGTAGAGGACAGGATCAACAGAGTCTTGTTTCATTCGCACAAACTCTTGCACAAACAATGGGTCCAGAGGTCATGGCTAAGTTCCTTGATCCTGGTGAGTATGTGAAACGATTAGCTGCAGCTCAAGGTATCGATGTACTGAATCTTGTTAAGACTCCTGAGACAATGGCTCAAGAGAAGCAAGAACAGATGCAACAGGCACAGCAACAAGCTTTAATACAACAAGCTGGTCAGTTAGCAGGAGCTCCAATGATGGACCCAAGTAAAAACCCAGCAATGGGTAAATCATTAAACGATGGATACGATCAACTAAATGGACAAAGCCAAGGCGAGTCGCCCAACACGGGCGAAGAAGAAGCCCCTCCCGAAGGTTAGTAAACCACAACCACTGAACCAAAACGACGTTGCCACACCAACTCCCATAGTAGGTCGACCTACAATAGGTCTCGACCCTGACTATGTAACTACAGTTGGTTTAGGTAATTTAAAAGTAGTAACTGCACGAGGATTAAAAGATGACGGAAAAACTGACGTATGATCCCACCCCCGCTGATGCTCCCGAACTTTCAGAAGACGAGCAGAATTCTTTGGAGGTGGCAGAGAAGTTAGGTCAAGAAGAGAACGAACTTATTCTTGGCAAGTTTAAAAACGCTGAAGAATTAGAACTAGCTTATGCTGAATTAGAGAAGAAGCTTGGACAAGATGCTGATGAAGATACTGAAGTAGATACAGAGCAGGATGAACCTGAAGAAGAAGTAAGTCCTGCTGTATCTTTAATCACTAATGCTTCGGAAGAATACTATTCCAACGAAGGACAGATTTCAGAAGAAACAATGTCCAAGTTCACAGAGATGAGTAGCACTGATCTAGTGAATGCTTACATGGAAATTCAAAAGAATGCACCTGCTCCTCAAGGTGAGTCCCCTGACTTAACTGATTCTGAAATGAATCAAGTTTATAATTCAGCAGGTGGAGAAGCAGCTTACCAAGATCTACTCAGTTGGGCTGGCGAAAATATTTCTGACAATAAACTTAATGCTTTCAACAGCATCATTGATAATGGAGATGCTACTGCTATTCAAATTGCAGTTGCAGGATTGAAAGCAGAGTATGAAACAACTGAAGGATATGAAGGACGAATGCTTACAGGCAAAGCAGCTAGAAGTTCACGGGATGTATTCCGTAGCCAAGCTGAAGTTGTGGAGGCAATGAGTAACCCTAAATATGATAGGGACCCTGCATATCGACAAGACTTATATCAAAAATTAGAACGTTCAGATCTTGAATTTTAATTATGTATTATAACCCAGCCGCAAGAGCAAACGATTTCCATGTTGAATATATGGTTAGCAATGCTAGTGATCGTTGGTTCATCCCTGGCGTAAAGGGATCAGGAGTAAGTGATCTTACTCAATGTGATAAATTAGTTGGCGATACTGCTGACGGTACACCTGCTGCAAGTGAAACTGTAGTATAATTGAATTACCTGGCGGCTCGGTAGTCGAAACCAGAAGAAGCCAACTGGCACTCGCGTCCGTTCATTCCTTAATGGAACGCATGAAACCACATCATGGAACGGGGATGTGGTACTGGAGAAAACCAATGCAAGTAAAAAAGCAGGTAACACTAAAGTATCGCGGCGTGCCTTACACGAAAACTACTTAAATTTTATTAATGAAAACACTAGCACTAGCTCTCGCATCCACCTTCGCGACAGTTCCTGCATTCGCCGGTGGCGTATACGTGAACGTGGAGAACAACGCATCCCTAACCGGAGCTGATTACACGGGGTCTACTACAGACTTTCACGTAGGATATGAAGGCGGTAATGAAACCTTTGACTATTATGTTCAAGGCGGACCTGCAATCGTAGCCACAGATGGCGCTGATTCAGATAACAGACTTTCTGGTAAGGTCGGTGCAAATGTTGCTGCCACAGAGAAGCTTGACTTCTACGGTGAAGTAGCTGTACTCACTGCTGACAGTGACACCGATGATGATAATGCTTGGGCCACTAAAGTTGGCGCTAAGTTTAAATTCTAAATACTAAAGGTCCTTGGCCGTTGAACTGTTACTGTCCGTGGTAACAGGTCAAGGACTTATTCACTAGCATGGCGGAACCATGTTAGACTCGATTAACACATAATTAGTCATGGCATTTCTTGCTAACACAACAACAGGTGGAGTAGTATATAGCTCTCCTACTTGGGATACAAAAATTCTTGCTGAACAGTGGGAAACAGATAATGCTGGCTATGGTCCAGCTAGTTCTCAAACTGCAGCTTCAAGTGAAGGTGCAACTTATAGAACAATCACACCTTTGAATGTTGACATCGGTCCTTATGAAAGGATGCTTATTAAGTATCGTATTCA